CTGTCAATATCAGGATCACGTTGACCAGTTGATACAATGTTTATGCCATCAGGAAATTTATAATAGCCATGCGTGCCCTTTACGCCGTCATATTTACGAAGCAATGCCTTAAACTCTTCAACACGATCGCTACCAACAGCAACTGTAAAGCGAGTATAACCTTCATCATATGCACTTGTTGCTATGTCAAATACATTTTTAACAGACCGATCTAATATAATATTGCGACCATATTGTGGAAACATTTTACGCATAAATTTAATCTTTTCCTCATAACCCAAAGGATTTTTCTTTGGATCTTCACTTTGAGATGCGTATATTCTAAATGGTTTACCTTTTGCAAGTTTTGCTATGGCTTCAATATTTTCTTCATGACCGTGTGTAGGCGGATTAAAACGACCAAAAGAAACTATAATTTCAGAAGTCTTTTCTTCAGTGTATGTCTTAAATGATTTTAAGTGAACTCCCATAATTTTATTTTTTTCTAAATCGTGCAACTTCCTTTGCCCGCACTTGTGTTAATAACTTTGCTGCTAAAGAATTTATAAGATTTTTTTGTTTTGACAGCGCCTTTTCAACTCGTGAACGTGCAGCATAGGATACTTCACTTTTGCTCTTGCCTCCAAGTAAACGTTTAGCTAGTTGGTTACGAGCTGCGCGACGTGCACGAGCTTTTAATACTTCATTTGATGCGCGACGGCGTTTTGCCCGTTCGCGACCAACCTTTATGCGACTCTTGAGTCGACGCATAGCTGCACGGCGTGCCATACGTTGCTGAATAGTTAATACTTCAACAATTGTTTCTTCGTTTAGCATTTGCAACACACTATCACGAGCATTAGTCAATATTCCTATTTTGTTGAGTGTGTCTTTTGTTTTTTCAGCAGACTTTAATTTTTTAAGTTCGTCATTAATTCTACGAAGTTCTGCATTCAACTCATGTTTTGACATAGTATCATAGACAGACTCTTCTATGTCATGACAGTCACAGTCACAGTCACAATCACAATCTACTGGACACTCACATTCTGGGTCCTCTTCACTGATCATCCAATCTCGTTTGCGTTTTTTGTATGCAGTGATCATAATGTCAAGCGGATCATAGTTATATGAGCCATCTGTAGGGTCAACTGTTAGTAGATCTTTGAGTCTTACTTCTTTTTTCATATGCAGATTATATATTTATACTTATTTACCCTTATGCTGCGCCCACAGGTCAGCATCTGTAGTCTTTTGAGTAGGTCCACCCATAATAAAGCTGTTGACGCGAGCATATGCCCACTGGTGCTGTGAGGCTCCTGGCCGATGACCAGTTTTCCATGCAGCCATGCCGCGATCAAATACTTTTTTAAGAATGCTGTATGCTATGCCAGTCTTTTCTGCTTTCTTTTGAAGTGCACTTGTTTCTGATTCTTCAAGCTCTTCTCCGTATTTGTCGGCATATGCCTGCGTCCATTTAGACGTCTTTGTATCGGCGCGTGCATCTCCAGGCGCAGGTTTGTATGCAGCTGCATCATCATCACTCATACGGGTCTGACGATTAAAATGAGCGCTTCGTTTATCAGACGTACTCTTTGACAAGCCTCTATAATAGGCAGTATTCTCCAATAAAAATTCTTTAAATGTTTGTATCATAGCGGTGTTGCTGTAAAGTTTGTCATATATTGATCATCAGTATAGCTAACTTTTGTGTTTTCTACACTGTATATATTGCTATCAATCTTATATCCTGGATTGCATGTTATAGGCTCATCACTCCATGCTTTGTCATGCCACAAGATTCGATTGTTTGGATATGCATAAAAATGACCACTGTCCGCTTTAAAAAGATGAGCGCACTTATGTTCGCTTGTCTCTGAAAAGTTTGTGTCTAATACCCCTTTATTTTCCCAAGCCCAATCAAGAGTAAAGAGATATTCACCCCAGACTTTAGCAGTTGATGGAGTTATAAGTTCTGCTCTCAAACCCCTAAAGCGAGAGCGAATAGAAACATCAATATACGGACTAAAGCAGTCCCAGTAGACAAGCTCTTCGAGTGGAAGCGGATCACACTCTTTCCAACAAAACGCAGACAGCGGACGACGGGTCCAGTTTACACCATTCGACAAGAATGCTTCAAAGAGTGGAACACGATTTTCAATAGAAGCTACTGAGTGTATATTAGCAGGAGTATATTCGCCATGACCCTTTTCATGATTAAAAAGATATTCGTTTCTTATGAAACATGTAATATTCGGAGTGTTATGATTTAAGTATGGCATCGCTTATCTCTCCCAACCCTTTATTATATTTGGATCAAAGTTATTCTTAGAGAAGGTCATTCGGTCGACAAGCTTGACCACATTTTGTTTTATATGATCATTGATAGCAAAGCCTTCCTGCCCTGTTACTCTAAAACCGTCAGTCGTACGAACAAAAGTTGACATCTTTTTAAGTGTTTCAAGTTTGCGTATTATAATAAGTTTTGCTTCAACGATAGCGTTTTGTAATGCATAGACAAGTTCTAGGTTTTTCTTGTTTTCGTCAGAGAAAAACTTTAAAAACTCATCACGTTTAGCAGTCGCACTTGCTTTGCCAGCTTCACTCTTTTTAGATTCAATGTCTTTTGCATATTTGTCATTTATCCATGCAAGAAGATTGCGAACATGAGCAGAGGTATCGATTATAGTTTCACCGCGTCGCACGAGTGTGTTGTTGAATGTTTCAAGAGTCTGTGCAAGTGATTGATCTGACTCGATCTCACGAAGAGTTGAACCACTAATCTTTTGAAAGAGCGACCCTGCTTTTGATAGAATCGTTGTTAACTCTTCAGTCTCCTTTGCGGTTAGAGTAGCTTTGCCTGAAAGATCACGTATGTATGTGTCTGAAAACCATACACTAGACGTCTTTTTAAGAGTGCCTGAATCAAAGCCATAAGAAGCCTTCATCGTTTCAAAAGAGTCTCCAGAGTATTGTGTATGAAACATTACACCAATCTTAGATGCCTTTATAGTTTTTGCAAGAGTGCTGTCAGCAGGAATTGCATAGACAATTGTGTTTGGTTGAAATGTAAGATATTCAACACCGTCAAAACGTTCTGTCTTTAAATCTTTTTGTGTATAGGCAAGATCTCCTTGCAATACTCCTTTAATGCCTAGTTTTTTAAATTCATTAAATGCTACAGTTAATTTTTCTGCAAGGTCGCCACTTGTATCAGCCTTAATATCACGCTCACTCTTATAGACTTTTGGATTTTTATTAAAGATGCCTTTCTTGGCAACAAAAAATGCTCCGTCTGATGGATCAGTTCCAACAAATATTGCTGGAGCACCGTCAAACTTTGCAGCAACATCATATGATTGTGGACTGTTTCCAGCTAACATGTCTCTCATACTGCGTAATGCAATGATTGCTTCACGAGCGCCCTTTACACCGCCATAGAGCACTTGATCCTCAATATGAACCATATGAAGATTTTTACCTTCCGTACTTGCTTCTGTTATGTATTGTTTAAAAGTAATCATAAAATAAATTAACGTTTAACGACTACTACGTTTTGGTTTATTCTCTTTGTATAGACAGCTAATATTCTAATGCCAGGATATTCCTTTAATGATTTACGAGTCTTATCATTTCTTATAAGAAAATATACGTCCTTGTCTCCTTTAACATCACTTAAAGATGTAATTATGTGAGAGCAATCAACAACTAAAGTATCGCCGTCATCAGAAAATGACGAACTACCAAATGTTTTTGTGACAACCGCTCCGCCATTTTCTAAATCTGAACCAAAAACAACGGCTTGTTTTTCTGCTTGTGTGGCTTCAACTGCAATGTTAGGTTCTATTTTAAAATAACTGCCTTCGCTGACAAGTTTAGTTTTTTTGTCTTTTATTGCCTTTTTGATTATTTTTAATGCAGTAGGACCAAAATAACTATCTGCGCTTTCCCATGTTTCGGCATTATCCTTTTTAATTGAAATTGGATATCTCTTATTTTTTGAATTAATTAATACAATATCTGCCTTTTTTCTTCCAGCAGTATCTCCTCCAACTTGAATGGCTTTAACACAATTTAAAACAGTGAATTTTTTATTCTTTGCTTTAAAAATTACATTAATTGGACCAGTTTTTGTTCTTTTATTGATCGTGTCGACAATAATTTGTTCGTTTTCTACACCAGCACTGGCGCTTCCCTGTTTAGAAGCTGGTTTAGCTAGAATAGAAAAGCCTGATATGTTAACACGTCCTACACTACTTTCAGAACTAGGATTTCTATCGTATATTGATCCTTTAATATTCTTATTAATTTTTTCAAGAGTTGTTACTCGGTTATCATTAACAAGAACTGCAATTTTATTTCCAGATATTTTTTTAATTTTGTCATACCCTAATGAAATTAAAATATTTACTAAGTTATCGTAGGTCATCATAGATTCAATTTCATAAATATATTGTTTAAAACTTTTCATGCTTTGTGTCTGTTAACTATTTATACCCTCTCAACAATGAACAACTTTCAAAAAACGTCATATAGAGTTCAAGTTCACGCTCGTCCGCTTCCTTTTCCCACGGAGCAGAGTCATAGTCATATTCTGAACAGTAGACTCCTTTCCATCGGGCACCCTCGTTGTCGCCGCTATAAAGGACAAGCTCTCTTCGAACATACTGCTTAAGATGAACCATTTCATGTGCTAGTATCGTTAACATAAGATGATATGAATCACTTTTATTGAGTCTTACAATATAGTCAATGTCTGGTTCATCGACTCCACATTGACAACAGTCACCATGCACACGTTCAGATTCTGACAAATTATCAATAAGTTGAATTACTATGCGCATCTTTCGAATGCGTGGACACAGTGTTTTTAGATAAAAATATGCAGCATTTTTTATAAGATTGTAAAGGCGGCGGTCACGTTTGGCGCCATGTACCTTGATACTTATCATTCTAAAACTACTTATAAAAAAACTGGGATCCTAAAACTAGGATCCCAGCATATTTTTAAAGGTTATAATAGAGATAAATTATTTTTTAATGAGTTTATAAAGTTGGTCTGCAACAACTTGAGCAGACTCCCAATCTTTATTTTCTATGTTCTTTTTCATAGCATTAGTCAAACGAGTAATTTTGCCTTTGTCATTTCCGGTGAGTAGAGCTTTTACATTATCGGCTGCTTTTTCTAATTCGTCTGGTTTAAGAATATATTTTCCTTTAATTGCATTCCATATTCCTCTAAATGGTCCAATGACCCAAGGCTCAAGTGTTCCTCCAACTCCTCGACTATAGAGTGATAATAATACAAATGGACCCACTACAACCAATGCAAAATAAGTAGCAGCGAGAGCCCGTATATACATAAGAGAAGCACCGGAGCCAAGTTGTTGCGCAGCTACGTTAATACAAAAGTCCATTATAATAGAAAAACTTACGGCAGGTACTTCATTAAGTTCTTGTTTTTCCTCAACTATAGCACGAACGATTTCCTCTATAAATTGTTCATTAGTAGAGATTTCTTGAATAGAAGTGGTATCGTTAGTATTATTTTCTAGAATATTTCTAGCGGCTTCAATTAGATGTTTGTTTTCCATTTTTTTTAGTTTATTTAGTTTATTTAGTTTATTTTATGCGTAGGACTCGATCATACGAGCAAGGTCACCATCAGATACTTCAACGCCGGCAGCAAGTGCGCCTGCTGCCATATTTAAGCCGCGTGATAGTTTACGAAGGTTAGCACTCTGTTTGCTTTTGCCTTTACGAAGAAGATCTACGACATGCAAACGAGCTTTTTGATCAAGTGATAAACCGTCTTCAAGCTTCATGTCACCGACAATCTTTTCCATAAAGTCATAGATTTCAACTTCAGTAGGATCGATGTTGATGATAAAAGCACGTGTACGTAGTGCACCATCTGGATCAAGTTTGTCAAGGTTAAGGTTTGAGATAAAGATAATTTTACCAGTAAATTCGAAATAGCGTGGAATCAATCCTTGATCGATAATTTCATCGTCGCTCATGTCGTTTTCAGGATCGACAACATTTTTACCCATTTTATTCCAAACAAGTTTACGAATCTTTTTGGTGTCAGTAGCAGCCTTTAATAGGTTACGAGCTTCCTGATCGCCAAGTGCGTCGTCACTGTCATCAAAGAAAACAATATCATTTTTGTAACGGAACAACAATGAATAGAGACCAGCAGCACTTGCGGAACCGGTATTTTTAAAATAACCATTGCCATCGCGCAGTCCCATATCAGCAAGTATCTTTTCAGTTGTATGAGTTTTACCAACTCCACCCTTACCAGAAACAAAGAGCGCATTTGATGCGCCGCTAACAGTGAGTTTAACTAGGTTTTCAAGATCTTTTAGCTGAGCTTCAAATGATAGGCGCTCACGATCTGCTTCAATTTGTTCTACTTCCGGAGAATAACTGTATTTTTCTTTAGCTGCACCTTTTGAAACTGTACCAGACACGACTCCAATACGAGCCATAATCTTTCCCTTTTCAGCTTTGATCTGCTTTAGGTCTTTTGCCTTGCCAACCCAGACATACTTGATGCCTTGCTTTTCAATATAGTTTGGATATGCTGCCGAAAGAGCGTCAAAAATCTTGACTCCAGGAATGCCGTACATGCTGTAAATCTTACTTTTTACAAAGTTTGGGTCAACAAGATAGTCAGCAATCTCATCAAAAATAGCTTCAAAGTCATGACTGCTACGTGCTTCATTTAGCACTCCTTCATAGAGTGGCACCTCGTCAGGCATGCTGTAAATCTTGCCAAGTTCGGCAGTTCCAGCGCTTAAGATGTCTGCGATAATAGGCAAAGTCTTTACAAGAGAGACACTCTGATCAAATTCAATATGAAAAGGAACTGGATTTTTACCGTTCCAATAATCTATCGAAGTAAGATTATTAAGCCCTACAAGTGAGCTTTGTGTCCAGTTAAAACGTACACTCATATTGCGCTTTGCCGAGTAAAGACGTAGTCCAAAACCAGTGCCATTAGGATTCTTGTATTTTTCTAATCCAGGATATTTAAAAAATGTAGTACCAGTCTTTTTCTTAAGGTAGCGTTGAATGATGAATGCAGCTTTTTCTACAGATGATGTAGAGAGCGCCTCTGTTAGGTAACGTTTAAATTCGGTTAGTTTTGACATATAGTGTATTTATAAAATAATTTATGTATTATTTATAAAATTACACGTTTATGCTACTATAATCTCTATTTTTTCGTTGACTATTAAATGGAGTGCTTACTACTGGAGAACTATCACCATCATTGGTAATATTTGCCATAGGATCTGAAATATCATATAGTCTCATCTTGGAAAGATCAATTCCAATAGTAAATCGTTTATTGCTTGTTGGATCATTATAACGATTCTTGAGTTGCTTAACCATAATCTGATTCATTTTGTCAAGTTGTTCAGTTCGAATAAATGCAAGCATCAAATCGGCCGTTGCGGGAAGTCCAAACGATTCTGAGGTGTCAGTAATTTCTACATCTGAATTATTAAATCCTCCGCGAGTGACCTGAGTGGCACTCCAGATTGGAACATTAAACTCTACAGCAAGACCACGAAGCTCCTCAGCAATACTCTTGATAAAACTATAGGTGTTGATGCTACCACTTAATCCTTTAACACGTGAAGATGCACAAATATTAAGATAATCTACATATATGATATCGGGTTCAAACTTCTTTTTAAGTTTTAATTCGAGCAGCAGTGCTCTAAAGTGACCAACATGTGCCGCTGCAGTTGGATATTCCTTCACAATAAGTTTTCCATGAGTGCGTTTAGAGATGTCCTCTACACGAGAATGAAATTCGCGTTGAGACAGGTCTTTGATTTTATCAATTCGTATATCAAGCAAATTAGCATCAATACGTTCTGCAATACGCTCTTCTGCCATTTCAAGAGTAATATACAAGACATTTCGCCCTTGGGCAAGAGCAGCAGCAGCCATGTGACACATGCCTAAACTCTTGCCGCAACCTGTACCAGCGAGAATAATGTTTAGCGTCTTACGTGGAATGCCTCCGCCAGTAATTGTATTAAACATATCCAAGTCAAAGGGAATTTTATCTTCTGTCTTGTGATAAAACTCATAGCGACCATCTACGTTTTCAAGATAATCATGCCCAACGTTTGTATCAAATGTTACGCTTAGCGCCTTACTAAGTATACTTGGAATTGCTCCTTCTGCTTTGTCAGGAGACTTGCCATCAATAATAGAAACTGCTTCAATAATAGCAAGATGAACTGCTCGATCTTTACACCACTTTTCGGTTTGAACAAGTAACCATTCATGCTCAACTGAAAAATTTTCATTTAACGTTGAGATTGATTGTGCAATTGCGCCTGCGTCTGTACGACGAGTATGTTCGGACTGTTGAAATTCAATTGCTAACGATGATGAATTTGGGAGTTTATTATACTTTGTTATAAACTGCAATATAAGACCATATATCGCCTTATGATGTCCTTCAAAATATTCTGGTTTTAGGTGTGGTAGGGTTTTACGACAAAATGCTTCGTTATTGACTAGATTTTTAATTATGATGTCTTGAAGATTATTCTCCATGGTTTCCTATTTTATATTCTTGGTTTGAAAGTATATCAGATAATACGTCTCCGATATAGTTTTTAAAATCTGCATCAGAATGCAATGTTTCTTTATCGCATCCAGTTGGAGTAGACATTATATTATATGCATACGATAATGTACACATTTCTTTTTCTGCGTCTTCATTTATTTTTATATTTGCATACTTATAGATGGTATCTACATACGGCCCACTAACAAGTCGTATTGCATACACTTTGTCATTTGCAGGGTCATCTACAAATATATAGTCAGATATTTCGCTCGGCATAAATTTTAATCGCAAGAATTTCCATACTTCTGTGGAAGCCAGACATATGATGAAATTACATACTTTGGGTTAGAGATTGGAGTTGCACCCTTATGTGGATACATATAATAAGGTGGAAAACAGAGCACATTACCAGCTTCAGGTTTTATTGCAATTTCTGTGCCAATATCAAACAACGTTTCACCCCCTTCTGCAACGTCGTTAAGATACCAAAACATTACAACTGCACGTTTACTTGATGGAACATCACAATGATCAGTGTGCCAATCAAAGAGCCCAGTTCCAGGCTCATAACGTTTTATTCGTGGCGCCTCAAAATCTTGTAGAGGTTCATAACACGGTAAACGATCCTTTAAAATATTACACGTTTTTTCAAGATAGTGTTTATTGACTGCTCTCATCAACGTCATCATTGGAACCCTAAACTCTTCAAATCCAGGATGATCAAGCATGTTAATCTCTTCAAAATCAAGGATTTTATTTTTACGATGTACCTTTAAAGGATCATTTTTTGATATTGAATCATATCTCGCAATCAATGCCTCGCACATATCAAGCGGCATCGCGCCTTTTAATAACAATATATAGTCCGCCAAAGTCTTCATATCAGACTTCTTCGTCTTCTACAATTGGGTCTGAACCGCCATCAATCATGTCTCGCAGACCAATTGTATACTTTTGTTTGATATGTGAGGCAAATGTTGTCTTTGTAAAGATAGTCTCCCAAAATTCTTTTGTCAGCGTTTGTGCTGCGCGAAGGTTTCCTGTAAGTTCAGTTTTTGTCGCTGGATCGTATGCAGTATACCAGCCATTTTTAGGCTTGACTACGAAACCACCTTCAAGCGCAATATCAAGCAACCCACTCCATTTTTGAACTCCACCTTCCCAACTAACGCTGATTGGAATCTTGCTCTTTTCTTTTACAAATCGACTCTTTTCAACATTGATGATAAAGTGATAACCTTGGATTTCAGTGCCATCTTTATCTTGCTGACGACCAATAATCCAAACATTGTCAGCGCTATACATAATTCCAGTATTTGATACTACAAGTCCATTACTAAGAACATATTCATGATTTCCCGCAACGGTTATATCATAGACTTTTTTCTTACCTACTTTAGTTATTGATTTTAGTTTCATTATATATTTTTCTAATTTGATGCTTCGTTAAATTTAAATCAAGTTGTGCTTGACGTAATGATCTGTATTCTTTTCCATTTATTGTAATCGCGATTGTTTTTTTATCAGTTTTTCTTATCTGTGACGAATCGATATAAATTCCTGTTTCCTTATATTTACAGTTATTATTATGCCAGCGAAAAATATTAGCTTTATTAGCTGTTTTTAATCCGCAGTATTTGCATTCGTATCGTTCTCCATTTATTTTTACTGACAATGAATATGGATTAATCCATACGTCTGTATTATACAATATTAAATCTGCTTTGTAAATGCGAATTGTTTCATTTGTATGAATATTTTTGAGCATTATCATGCCCTTTCTTCCCATTTTCTTTTTCTGTTCTTCTGATTTAGGAATGCCTAGAAATAAGGATGAAACTAATTTTTTATGTTCTTCGGTACAAATCCGTCCTGAATTTTTTTCCGCAATTTTCATTTTGGTTTCATCTGTGTGCTTTTTACCAAAAAAATTATTACCAGAACCTTTCATAGTTTCTCTTAATGCTTCAACATGAGCTTGCTTAGCGGTTTCATATTGTCTAGCGGTTATATTTCTTTTTTGGCCTTCGCTGCATCTTAACATTGAAAAAAATGCATGCGCAAGTTTAGATGTTCTATAATGTTTCCACAATAAATGATGAGCTAAAAAATGTTCTCGAAAAGATAATCTAATAATGTTAGATTTATCATCAGTCCCGCCTAAACATTTTGGTATTATGTGATGATTTTCTCCATATTCATTAGAATCTAATGGAAAATCCTTTCTTTTTTGAATTAAATTATTGTATACTTTAATGTGGTCCATATATTATCTATTTATACAACGGATAATATATGGACTATATTTTTTTAAATAATATCACATTCGATACCAATGGTAAGATCCTGCGCTTGAACCCACTGACCATTAACAGCAAATGGGTGGGTGTCAGAACAAACAACCTTATGCCCATCTTCAAATTCCAATTCATAGCACTCAGGCTCTCCTTCCAAAAGAGTATCCGGATCCCAAGTATGAGTGACATCTCGCACCCCATCACGAGTGATCACAAGATCACCAACCACAATTTCATTAATTGGTTTATTGTTACCGTCAGCAAGACGAACGAGTGTTCCTTCTTCAAAGCACCCACCGCTCACCACAGCCTTGCTAAACATTTCTTGAGTCTGATAGGTATGATTGATTGCAAGAAGTGGAATGTTTTTCATTGTCAGGTAGGGGGTTACCATACGAAACAATCCTTTAAGAGCTTTAGCGCGAGTCATATCGGCAACACTCTTTTCATTCATCGCATCTTCCAATTCCTTCTTACTTGCAAGATTACCAACACTGTCAATAACAATAATTACTTTATCTTTGCGATCCATCTGCTCAAGTTGATTAACAATATCAAACTTAAGTTCTTCAATGTTTTTAATTGGAATATGCAGCACTCGTGAAGTGTCAATTCCAAAGCTTTCAAAGTATTGCTGAGGAGAACCAAATTCGCTGTCATAAAACATAAGGCACGCGTCGGTATGTTTTTTAAGGTATGCACCTGCCATAAGCAATGCAAAGCTCGTCTTAAAGTGCTTTGATGGGCCGGCAAGTACAGTAAGACCACTCGTCAGACCACCATCAATACTGCCACTTA